TTAATGCTGACTCCTAAGGCAAAGCCACTATGACGACCCGCCGAGAACCACTTGTTTTTTAAGATGCGCTTTTCCATGTCCGTAGTGTAGCATAGGAGTGCGGGAGACCGTGGGGCGGAAACTTCAAATGAAGGGTGACGGCAACGTCTGAATCCGACCTCCCTGAACCACCATAATTTTTATGGGGGGAGGGGGGGCGTTTCTTAAAATCTGGGTTCAGGCAGGGTTTTAAGAAACCCGTACCGCAGGGTTGTGGTATTGTCGCCTTATGGCAAAATTTATAGATTCAAACGAACACTACAACATCCTCGATGAAATGCATTTCTGTTGCGATGAAACACAGTTCAGGTATTTCTGTAAGAAATGTGACGGGTTTGCGGGTTGCTACTTCTGCGAATTCGACTACACCGAACCGCATAATTGTGATACACTAATACCATGAGCGAATTACCACAGCATATTTCCTATTCCAGTTTTAGCACTTGGCAAGAGTGTGGCTGGAAGTATTATCTCACCAAGATTGAGGGACATCAAGAACCTCATGCCGTATGGTTCACTGGCGGTACTGCCGTCCATAAAGCCACAGAAGTTTATGACCTTCTTGAAGAAGAAATGGATGCTGAAAGCATCTGGAACAAGGTCTGGTATGACCAAGTAGCCGAAGATGAAGCACTGCATGGAGACATGCAACACTGGCAATTCACCAAGCGCGAAGACATGTCGTGGTGGTATGGTGAAGGTCTATGGATGCTTGATAGATGGATTGAGTTCCGCAAGAACTGGTCAGTCTATGAAGACTTCGTTGAGAAGCAGTACGAGATTGAAATTGAAGATACAGTGGTCAAGATGGCAATTGACCGAGTTATGGTAGATTTCGAGGGGAATCGGGTACTCCTCGATATCAAAACAGGTGCGTCATCCCAGAGGCATCCTTTGCAACTAGCAGTCTATGCGTGGGCTCTAGCAAAGCAGGGGATTTCCGTTACCAGAGCGGGCTTCTGGGATGCGCGTACTGGTCACATCTCACTGTGGAACCTTGATAATCTTCACCCTGAACGCGTAGAAGATATCCTGAATACTTTTGATAAGGCTAGGAAAGAAACAATCTTCCTGCCTAACTTGTCTAACTGTGGGCGTTGTGGTGTATCCTCTGCCTGCAAGTATGTCAATGGACACGTTGCTAACTAGCATCGTCCCAATACTACGAAGCATCGACGATATGGTGGATGCATGGGACAATATAGGGTTCAAAACTGAACAGAAAAAGGAGAAATACCAATGACTGGTAACTTCCAAGTCAGTAGCAAGTTGCCTGACGGAAGAATCTTCGTGGTCGCATCAGAGACCTACGCTGGATTCTGCGAGGCACTTGAGAGCGTTGTAGGGATACAAGAATCCCAAGACGTTCTAGCCGAAATGGGTAAGTCAATTGCTGGCGCACCCAACAATCTATCTCAGGCAACTGAGAACATCCGTGCTGCGTTTCCTAACGCAGTAGTCGACCACACTGCACATCCAACACAAACTGCTTCGACAGTTGCTCCATCGGGCAAGAGTTGTAAGCATGGTGTAATGTCACAACGTACAGGGTCAGGAGCCAAGGGTCCGTGGAAGGCATACATGTGTCCTTCACCTAAGGGAACTCCAGACCAGTGCGAACCAGTATGGATTCGCCGTAACGACCCAGATTGGAATGCTTTCTAAGAATGAGAACACTTGCCCGTGCCGTAGGTTCTAAGGATATTGGTGGCGAACCGCTACCTACAGTCTTTCGTACTTTTGATATCAACAAGATTATATTTCGCCGTGCCGAGATATCGATGATTGCTGGTACTCCTGGCGCGGGTAAGTCTTCCGTTGCGTTAGCATTAGCGCTGAGAGCAAAGGTTCCAACACTGTATGTCAGTGCTGATACCAATGCTCATACTATGGCCATGCGCCTGCTGTCTATGATTACTGGAAAGACTCAAACTGAGGCAGAACTAATGCTTGAGAATGATGTTGCTGGTAGTCGTAAGACCATTAACGAGAACTCGGGGCATATCTTTTGGTCATTCGAGTCAAGCCCAACGCTTGATGACCTTGACCAAGAGGTATCTGCCTTCGAGGAGTTGTGGGGCTGTTCGCCGACTCTCATTGTTATCGATAACCTAATGGATATTGCTAATGATGGCGGAGAAGAGTTTGCGAACATGCGCTCAACTCTGAAAGAACTCAAGTACCTCGCAAGAGATACTAACGCTGCTGTTGTAGTACTTCATCATACGAAGGAGTCCTACACAGGTACACCGTGTCAACCACGCTCTGCACTACAGGGCATGGTTGCACAGTTGCCTGCTTTAATCTGTACTGTAGGCTCTGATGCTCCAGGATTTATTGCTGTAGCACCAGTGAAGAATCGGTATGGAAAGGCAGACCCATCAGGCGATACCGCCTATTGGTTGAACTTTAACCCTGAATATATGGATGTCTCTGACATCGCTGAGAGGTTAAAATGAGTACATTTGACCCAATTATTCCAGAACCTGATTGGGGTCTACCTACTGTAGGTATAGACCCTGATGAGTGGGTCGATGATGACTAAACATATAACAGAACTAAAACCAGATTATACAAGGGCGATGGACATACGTGGTGAACCTACCACTGTGTGCATCTGTGGGAGTTTCATATGGAACCTGAAAGTATCATTCGACGAGTATGGTACTATCAGTATGTATTTTCTAGATATGGAGTGTGCTGACTGTGGAACGCAGGCAACCGCGCCAATTGAGGAGTAATAATGAAACTGACAACATACGCTTGGATTATGGCTGCTGTAGTCTTTGTGGGTACCTTGCCTCACGCTGTGGGTGCGATGTTCCATCAACAAATGGAGACTATCAAAGCGACAGCATCATGCAAAGATATAAGTCACAAGTCTCTTTCAGAAATGAAAAGACTGGCTAAAAGAATCGGCAGACAAGAAGTAATGGCTCGCTACAACAGTGTGCATGAGTGGAAATCTCTGTTCACTTTGTGGGATAGGGAATCTCGGTGGGATTACACCGCTGATAACCCTCGGTCTACTGCCTTCGGAATCCCTCAACTATTGAAGATGGATGAGAAGACTCCAATGCCACGTCAGATTGAGTTAGGATTGAAGTACATTGAACACCGCTACGACACTCCATCAAAGGCTTTAGCCTTTCATAATCGTAACGGCTGGTACTAATTATGGGTGGTCGCGCTGCTAAAGCCAAAGGTTCAGGGGCTGAACGTGACTGTGTAGTAACCCTTAAAGAAGAGGGATTTATCTATGCAGACCGCAGGCTTGCTGGCGCAACACTCGACAAAGGTGACATCTCTGGAATCCCAGGAGTTACCATTGAAATCAAGAACCATGCCAAGATGGATTTGGCTGGTTGGGTAGAAGAGTTAAAGGTCGAAATGGCCAATGACAATGCGTGGACAGGCGTGGTGTGGCACAAGCGAAAAGGGAAGGGGAACCCTTTGGACTGGTACTGCACCATGCCTGCACGTGTATGGATTGCTTTACTTAAATTAGCATTGAAGAACAAATGATATATACTTATCTTGAATGGTTATCAATACACGAATACGAAGCGGATGAGTAATGAAATACGATAAACCCGATATAGCAGTTATTCTTGAGCATTATGGAGCACGTGTACCTGAACGCAGGGGCTGGTTCAGTATGAAGTGTCCTTTCCATGATGATAGTCATGCTTCTGCATCAGCAACGAGAGATGATAATGCTTTCTGTTGCTTTGCTTGCCAGTACAAAGGTGATGGGTATGCTATAATCATGCAAAAAGAAGGAGTTGAATTTCGTGAAGCAATCAATATCGCACAGAGAATCTTTGACCAGAGCGGCAAAGTTCTACCACAGCGCACTGCACGAAGCGGAAGAGTATTTGGCAGGTCGCGGAATAACAATGGAAGAGGCAACACGGGCTCGATTGGGCGTCGTGCTAGAGCCGTTAACGGGTCATGAAGCGTACATTAATAGACTGGCGATTCCGTACCTCACTCGTTCAGGGGTGGTTGACCTTAGATTCCGTTCGATGGACTTATCAGAGCCCAAGTACATGGGTCTTACAGGAGCAACGACGCATCTCTACAACGTGGGTGCGTTCTTCCGAGCCACCTCATATATATCTATCTGTGAGGGTGAAATTGACACCATTACGCTTGATATGGCTTGCAACATACCTGCGGTGGGGGTCCCAGGAGTCAACAACTGGAAAAAACACTACACGCGTCTCTTACAGGACTTTGATAAAGTGTTTCTTTTTGCTGACGGAGATAGTGCTGGTAGTGATTTTGCTAAACATCTTGCTAAAGAACTGAGCAATCTAGTGACAGTACAGATGCCTGATGGCGAGGATGTAAACAGCATATATCGGACATATGGTGTAGAATTCTTTCAACAAAAGATTGGAAGTGTCATAAATGTTACTGCCTAATGATGAAGGATTTTACACTTGCCAGCAAGACGACTGTGATTTCAAGTCAGTTAATATCTTTGATTTCTTTGACCATGTAGGCACAGAGTTTTCATGGGACGTGAAGGTAGCACCTCGCTACTCATTCGACCTATTTAAGTTTCTAGAATCACTATCATACATGTTAGACCATGGTGACTTGGATACAGCCTTTGAGGCAGTGCAGGATACAGCCTGCTTGTTCGTGAACTCTTGCAGTGAAGAACTTGAGGGTTTCCTTGAAGAAACAATGATTATTGGT